TTACGGGGTAATGCCAACCGCTGCCGCCACTTTGTCGCCACTTGGCAGCGTTGCCAGAGGATTGAAACGGAGCGCCGTTTCCAGATGATCCGGTGCCAGATGTGCGTAACGCATAGTCATTTTTATATCGTGGTGTCCGAGAATTTTTTGTAAGGCCAGAATGTTTCCACCCGACATCATGAAGTGCGCCGCAAACGTATGGCGCAGAACGTGTGTGAGTTGACCGCGAGGGAGCACGATAGACGTTTTTTCCATCACGGATAAAAATTGAAAATAGCAGTCTGTGAAGAAATTGAACCCATCAAGCGCCATGATCTCTTCGTAAAGCTCTTTACTGATAGGGATGCTTCTGTTTTTCTTCCCCTTCGTTCTTACAAAGGTAATTCGGTATTTGGTCACCTGTGAACGAGTAAGATTTACGGCTTCTCGCCAGCGTGCGCCTGTGCTTAAGCATATCTTAACTACCAGTGCCAGAATTGGGTCCTGACGTTTGCAATCAGCCAGTAATTCAACAATCTGCTCATGGGTAAGCCATGCCATCTCTTTTTCTGCGATGGTGAATTTTCGCATGTTCTCCAGTGGGTTCGGATACGACCATTCGCCCAGGCGGGATAGTTCGCTAAAAACACTACTTAGATAGCTTTGCTCCAGGTTAATGGTGACCGGGCTTGCTCCTTTCTTCCATTTCTCGCTGAAGTAGATCTCACCTGTCAGGCGTTTATCTCGATAGTGGGCAAACATTTTAGAGGTGAGATCAGTTGCAAGGGGATTGCCCAGAGCGTCAACCATCAGCAGCAATTTGTCATAGACATGCTGCCCAGCAGTCAGTGATTTACCATGTAGTTTGAACCATAGCTCAACCACGTCTTTCAGTGTTCGACGATCCACTGATTCACCTAGCCAGGGCTTTGCTTCGGTTTCTTCCATCGTGTGACGCTCAAAAGCCAGTGCTTCGCCTTTGGTGGCGAATTGTTTACGCACACGACGCCCACTACGTCCGGCGGGGTAACATTCGCAAAGCCATTTTCCTGTGGTGAGTTTTCGTACAGCCATAAAAAATGCCCTCCAATAGAGAGCATTTTTACTGTATGTATAACCAGTGTCAATGTATGAAATCCTGCGACCATACATCTCACTGAAGCCATAATGAAGTAGGCTATTCTTTTTGCTATGTGATCATGTAACTTTTGCGGTTAACCTGTGGCTCATTTTTATTTTAGGCGCAGATATAAAAGCAAAAGTTATCGTGAGTTTTTAGTACAGATTTTTTTGGATTTACTAATAGTTCCATCATTGCAAACGAATTTGCCATCAGAGGTACAGTGAGAAACACCTCCCTTTTTCCCTGAGCAGGGATAATTTCTAGCATAGGTAGCTAGTGGGTTTAATAACAAAGAACATGACAAAACCACAAAAAATACCTTACCAAGCATAATTTCCTCCCGGTACTATTTAACATACTTGACTGTTAAGCTTATAATTTTACCAATTATTTCAATGTCTTCTATCTTACATTCGAAGGCTCTGTTTCCACCCTCGACGAAGATTCTTCCACCGGGTAAACGAGTAATGTCACGGATCGTTATTTCGCCATCAATACTTATTACCCATTTACCATCACGTATATCATCAAATTCCTTATCACAAATAAATTCAGAATTATTATCTGTGATTACAAAAAGATTCTTGAATGCCGACGGTAGAAATTCTCTATCGAAAATATAAAAACCGTCTTCACACAAGGCCCCATCAGATAATACATATTTAGCAACTTCCATAGTATTTGTATTACCTGAAGTTTGCTTTGAACCATGCCCGGTTGTGAGCCAATTAAGCGAGGTTCCTGTTTCAAGGGCGCACTGGATTACCCATTCTGCTGGGAATGAGTCACGCATGTAGCGTGTGGCGAGTGTACTTTTAGAGATTCCTAAATGATCGCACAACGCCTGTCGAGTCTTGAATCCATAAGCTTCTACCATGCGCTCTATGGCGCCTCGTCCGCCTTTCTCCAAATTCATGGTCACTCCAAGTGAACTTTTATCTTGACGATTTCACTGTGCGATCGTATGTTTATGGTGTTCACAAAATACAAACGATCCGTATTCGTCCTGATTAATCATCATTAAACGAGGAATGTTGCATCATGAGACCTAACATTTCAATCACTCTTACCACGCCTCATGTGACTATTGAACGCTATAGCGAGCTGACAGGGCTATCCATCGATACCATCAATGATATGTTGGCTGATGGACGCCTTATCCGTCACCGTCTGCGCAAAGATAAAAAACGCGAAAAAGTGATGATCAACATAGCAGCAATGACCGTTGATGCGCTTTCAGAATGCAATCTAAACCTTAATTAGTTCGATTCTGAAATACATCAGAGGCATTGACCATGTTTGATTACCAAGTTTCCAAACATCCACATTTTGATGAAGCCTGTCGTGCATTTGCACTGCGCCACAATCTGGTGCAACTGGCAGAACGTGCAGGCATGAATGTGCAGATTCTGCGGAACAAGCTGAACCCAGCTCAGCCTCATTTATTAACCGCACCAGAAATCTGGCTGCTTACCGATCTGACTGAAGATTCAACGCTGGTAGATGGTTTTCTGGCACAGATTCATTGTCTGCCATGTGTACCGATTAATGAGGTGGCAAAAGAGAAACTGCCACATTACGTCATGAGTGCAACCGCAGAGATCGGGCGTGTTGCTGCAGGTGCGGTGTCTGGCGATGTAAAAACCTGTGCCGGTCGTCGTGATGCTATCAGCAGCATTAACTCTGTAACACGACTGATGGCGCTGGCGGCTGTTTCATTGCAGGCCCGTTTACAGGCTAATCCTGCGATGGCGAGTGCAGTTGATACCGTGACTGGCCTCGGTGCTTCATTTGGTTTGCTGTGAGGTGCTTATGCTGACGAAAGAACCATCATTTGCATCGCTGCTGGTTAAACAAAGCCCGGCAATGCATTACGGTCACGGCTGGATCATGGGGGAGGATGGTAAACGCTGGCATCCGTGCCGTTCACAAGATGAATTGCTGGCAGAACTATCTACGAAAAAACGGGGGAACAAATGGCTATTGAAGGCACTGCAGCAACTGTTCCATTAAGCCCCGGTGAACGCCTGAATGGACTTAATCACATTGCGGAGTTAAGGGCGAAAGTTTTTGGCCTGAATATTGAGTCAGAGCTTGAGCGGTTTATTAAAGATATGCGTGATCCATGGGATATCAATAATGAACAAAATAAAAGGGCACTGGCTGCCATATTCTTTATGGCAAAAATTCCAGCTGAACGTCATAGCATCAGCATTAATGAGCTGACCACTGACGAAAAGCGGGAGTTGATTAAAGCAATGAATCATTTTCGTGCAGTGGTGAGCTTATTTCCCAGACGGCTAACCATGCCGAATTAACCAACTAATGAAATTAATGGCGTAAACCCGCCGGGCATCCCTTTATCTAAATTCAGGAGAATTGATTATGCGTAATATTGAAACCCTCACGACTAAAACCGGACCGGATGACGCAGGGCTTAATATTTTACTGACAGAGGCTCGTCTGGAAGAACGCCGGGCAAGGGCTGAAGCAATGGCTGCTCGCCTTGATAGCCTGGCGTGTTATATCTCATCCCGCCAGCTAAACCACGTGGAAGCGGCAGAACTGCTGCGCGTGACTGCTGAAGCAATCCAGAACGAAGCGCAGGAGATCCACTAATGGCTGATGCAATGGATCTCGTACAGCAGCGCGTTGAAGAAGAACGCCAGCGCCATATCCGTGCAGCCCGTGCCAAATCACCGGGCGTGTCACGCGTACTTTGCATTGAATGTGAAGCGCCAATTCCGCCAGCACGACGCCGCGCCATTCCGGGAGTGCAGCTTTGCATTACCTGTCAGGAAATCGCAGAACTGAAAGGCAAACATTACAACGGAGGTGCTGTATGAGCACCATCCTGAAATGGGCGGGAAATAAAACCGCCATTATGCCAGAACTGAAAAAATACCTTCCTGCTGGCCCGCGACTGGTTGAACCTTTCGCGGGTTCCTGTGCTGTGATGATGGAAACGGATTATCCCAGCTATCTGGTTGCGGATATTAATCCTGATTTAATCAACCTCTATAAAAAGGTTGCCGCTGATTGTGAATCGTTTATATCTCGCGCCAGAGTTTTATTTGAGATCGCAAACAGGGAGGTGGCTTATTACAACATAAGGCAGGAGTTTAACTGCTCAACTGAAATTACTGATTTCATGAAAGCGGTATATTTCCTGTATCTCAATCGTCACGGTTACCGTGGTTTATGTCGCTATAACAAGAGCGGGCATTTCAACATTCCCTACGGTAATTATAAAAATCCGTATTTCCCTGAAAAAGAACTTCGCACATTTGCAGAAAAAGCCCAGCGAGCAACGTTTATCTGCGCCAGCTTTGATGAAACGCTGACGATGTTGAAGGCGGGAGATGTGGTGTATTGCGATCCGCCATATGACGGTACGTTTTCCGGTTATCACACTGATGGTTTCACTGAAGATGACCAGTATCACCTGGCATCCGTTCTTGAACATCGGTCATCAGAAGGACATCCGGTCATTGTTTCTAACAGTGACACATCCCTGATCCGTTCGCTGTATCGCAATTTTACTCACCACTATATCAAGGTAAAACGCAGCATCGGTGTGGCAGCTGGCGAGGGTACTGGAGCTGAAGGTGTACGCGGATGATCAGATGGCAAAACATCTTGCCGCACCGGACCCGCATTCACAGTATGCACAGAAAGAAAGTCCTACGTTTACCGGGACACCCAAAGCGCCAACGCCAGCGGCGGGGAATAACACCACGCAGGTTGCGACCACAGCGTTTGTTCAGGCTGCACTGACGGCTATTATTAATGATGCGCCAGCCACGCTGGACACGCTGAAAGAAATAGCCGTAGCCATTAACAATGATCCGAAATTCAGTACCACCATTAACAATGCGCTGGCACTGAAAGCTCCGCTGTCGAGTCCGGCACTCACCGGAACGCCAACAGCCCCCACGGCGGCGCAGTCGGTCAATAATACACAGATTGCCACTACGGCTTTTGTGAAATCGGCGATTGCAGGAATGGTGGGTTCTGCACCTGCGGCACTGGATACACTGAACGAACTGGCGGCGGCACTGGGGAATGACCCGAACTTTGCCACGACAATGCTTAATGCACTGGCAGGTAAACAACCGCTGGACAATACGCTGACTAATTTGAGTGGAAAGGATGTAGCTGGTCTTCTCGCATACCTTGGTCTGGGGGAAACGATAAATAAAGCCTCCGGAGCTATGCAGAAATCAGCTAATGGTTCTGATATTTCTGATATATCAGCCTTCCGAAATGCGCTCCGGTTAGGGGCCGCTGCAACACGAGATGTTGGAGGGGATAATGCCTCGAAGTTACTGGATTTAGACAGTTTCAGGTCAATGATGTCAGGTAATGGCTACATCTACATTCCATGCATTGCGACGACAGGAAACCCGGTGAAACTTATGTTGCAGTGGGGAACGGTGGCAACACAAAAGGGAGCTGATGCTGGATATGCCTTACCATTTGCTTTTCCCTATGCAGGCTTGTTTGCGACCGGAAACCGTGGAACATCTGGCTACAATGCCGCGATGAATGTGCGTATTGCCAGCAGAACGCATATCAGTATTCAGAACTGGTCGCCATCCGGAGAGGGCACCGAAGATTGTTGTTTTATCGCGCTGGGGTATTAAGAATGAATAAATTTTATAAAGGCTCTTTCTATCCGGAAGCACTAAAAGAGGTATATATCAGCGCTGGCTCATGGCCTGAAAACGGCGTTGATGTTGATGATGAAACAATGGCAATTTACACGGGTGTCGTACCGCAGGGTAAAATGCTAGGTTCCGATAAAAATGGCAACCCTGCTTGGGTGGATATTCCGCCTCTTTCAACGGAGCAATTAGTTGCCATTATGGAGCAGAAGAAAGGGAAACTTCGTTCGATAGCCGATGCTGAAATTAGCTGGCGACAGGATGCCGTTGATGAAGGGATAGCGACGAAAGAGGAAACTGCCGCTTTAACTGAATGGAAGAAATACCGTGTGCTGTTGATGCGTGTTGATACATCACTAGCCCCCAATATTGATTGGCCCGAAGTGCCTGTTTGAGTATTTTCAATACGTATTAGGGGGGAGTATCCCCCCTAAAATATTATGCTGTCTTGAACTGTAAAAGCACTTTACTAATTCTTCCCGACAGTAATACAGCTGGTTTATCGAAAAGACGATAGAAACCCCAGGACACTGGTAAGCTTATGGCTACGCAAATTATTATTGATATGAGGCTTGCTGCTAATTCATCAATGCGTAAGGACAAGTAGTTAAATGATGGTATTGCTACCGCGTAAATTAAAACCATTTGTAATAAATATAATGAGAAAGATATCTTGCCTAAAAATATTGCTGGTTTTGTAGATAGTATATTGTTAACCCCATTGCTCCTCAATGCAAATAAAACAATAAAAATACCAGAGAATAAAAACAGGGTGTACTCAGTTAAGTAATTATTAATATCTGAGAAAATGCTTGAATAGGCATATGATTGTACTTTATATCCAGCAAAGTATAATCCAAGAATTAGGATTGCGACAGATGATTTTTTTGATAGTTTAATATTTGTCTTGTATATTACGGAGCCAGACATAAAACAAGCCAATCCATAGTATAGTGCGTCGCCATCATTGTAATAGCCTAGTGATAGGAATATAAGAAATACAATCGCTGGAAAAAGTGCGGAGTTTGTTTTCTTGGATATAAATAGTAAAGCCAGAATATATGATCCGATGAGTTCAATTTTCATGGTCCATAATACCCAGTTATAGGTCTTAACACCATCCCCACCAAAAGCACCTATTAATCCTGTGAATATGGCACCATGTAAGCTGTAATCAAAGGTTCCTAGATTTGAGGCCCATTCGGAAATGCCAGTTCTATTTATATCTATGTGTGAGTATACAGCCCATCCAATCAAACAAGAGAAAAATACTGGCACCATTAATCTTATATATCTTTTTAAAAGGAATGCAAAGAAAAGAATTGAATCAAATCGCTTAGAGAAACTTGAAGATAAAACAAAACCACTTAATACAAAGAATACGTAGACTCCAGCAGAGCCAGAGTAAAAAAAAGAGAAAGGAGAGTTCATGATATAACTCTCAAAAGAATACCTCATGGACTCTGCTGCATGCATATATGGGTAGAAAGTATATGCAAGATGTGAGAAAAACACAGCAAGACAGGCGATGCCTCTGAGACCGTCCGCATTACTATTGTGTTCTTGAGCAACACTCATGAAAATTAACCTATGTTTAGAGTAATGTAGCCTAAAACGCCTAATCAAAAATAGGCGGATACCTTTGAGGCCATTCTAGCCTGAGGTTACATTCTAGCCTGAGGTTAATCAAGATACCATTATGCTTTCATATCCAATCTGGCCGGAAGCGTCGCATCTGTTTCTCGCTAAGTATCAACGTAGTAAGCATCCATCAGTTCACTGATCATTCACCTTCTTAAAACTGCTATTGTGCCAGCGCTGGCACAGGGTTAAACGCGTGCGCCGCGTGCATATCAACCAGAACATAGGCACACCCCCTGTAAACCGGAGAGATTGCCTTATGGCTCAGGATTACCACCACGGGGTGCGCGTTGTTGAAGTCAACGAGGGCAACGATGAGTGATAACAACCTGCGTCTGCAGGTCATTCTTAATGCGGTTGACAAGCTCACCCGCCCATTTCGATCTGCGCAGGCCAGTTCAAGAGAACTGGCTGCTGCTGTCAAAAAATCCCGCGATGCAATAAAGCAGCTTGATCAGGCCGGGAGCAGTCTGGACAGCTTCCGAAAGCTGCAGGCAGAAAATCAGAAATTAGGCGACAGGCTGAACTATGCCCGCCAGCGTGCAAATTTGCTCAGTCAGGAACTGGGAGCGATGGGGCCGCCTTCGCAACGTCAGGTTGTTGCTCTGGGCCGTCAACGGCTGGCTGTTCAGCGCCTGGAAGAACGCCAGAAAAAGCTGCAGCAGCAGACGGCGCTTGTGCGTGCTGAACTGTACCGGGCAGGAATTTCTGCGAAAGACGATGCGGGAGCAACTGCCCGTTTAGCCCGTGAAACATCACGTTATAACCAGGAACTTTCGAAACAGGAGGCGCGGCTGAAGCGACTGGGGGAAGCTCAGCGCAGGATGAATGCAGCGCGTGCCAGTTATGCCCGTTCGCTGGAGGTGCGTGATCGTATTGCAGGTGCCGGAGCCACCACCACGGCTGCAGGGCTGGCAATGGGCGCACCAGTGATGGCGGCAGTAAAAAGCTATACCAGCATGGAAGATGCCATGAAAGGTGTGGCAAAGCAGGTCAATGGTCTGCGTGACGATAATGGCAACCGCACTGCACGTTTTTATGAAATGCAGGATGCCATCAAGGCTGCCAGCGAACAGTTGCCGATGGAAAACGGTGCGGTGGATTTCGCTGCACTGGTTGAAGGTGGTGCGCGCATGAACGTCGCAAACCCTGACGACAGTTGGGAAGATCAGAAACGTGACCTGCTGGCCTTCGCCAGTACGGCAGCAAAGGCGGCAACAGCCTTTGAGCTGCCAGCGGATGAACTGTCAGAAAGTCTGGGGAAAACCGACGTCCGTCCACGCAGTTTCTGGGACCGGAAAACGACATGCTGACGCTTTCCGGTGTTCTTATGCCGGAAATAACAGGCGGCAGGCTGTCGTTGCTGGCACTGGAGCAGATGGCAGAACAGGGGAAAGCATGGCCCCTGATTGAAGGCAGCGGCACGATTTACGGCATGTATGTGATTGAGGGACTGAATCAGACTAAAACGGAGTTTTTCCGCGACGGTATGCCGCGCCGGATTGAGTTCACCCTGTCGCTCAAACGAGTGGATGAATCCCTGTCCGATATGTTCGGTGATCTCAGTGCGCAACTGAATAATCTGCAGGACACGGCAACGTCTGCCTTAAGCGATATCAGTAAAACGGTGGGAGGGCTGCTGTCGTGAATTTCAGCTCTGAACTGCTTAACAAAGGCAACAAAACTCCCGCATTCAGCATCAGTATTGAGGGCAGGGATATCACCACTGTGCTGGATAACCGCCTGATGAGTTTGACGCTGACGGATAACCGGGGCTTTGAAGCGGACCAGCTTGATCTGGAGCTGGACGACGCTGACGGAAAAATCGTGCTGCCGCGCCGTGGTGCGGTCATTACGCTGGCGCTGGGCTGGAAGGGGCAGCCGCTTTTCCCTAAAGGGGCATTCACAGTGGACGAGATTGAACACACTGGCGCACCGGACCGCCTGACTATCCGGGCGCGAAGTGCTGATTTTCGGGAAACGCTGAATACCCGCCGTGAAAAATCGTGGCATAAGACCACCGTCGGGGAAGTGGTGAAGGAAATAGCCGCGCGGCACAAGCTGAAGATGGCACTGGGTAAAGACCTGTCAGATAAACCCGTGGAGCATATAGACCAGACTAATGAGAGTGACGGCAGTTTTCTGATGCGGCTGGCGCGACAGTACGGTGCCATCGCGTCGGTGAAAAATGGCAATCTGTTATTCATCCGGCAGGGGCAGGGCAAAAGCGCCACTGGTAAACCTCTGCCAGTGATCACTATCACACGCAAGGACGGCGACAGTCACCGATTTACCCTGGCAGATCGCGGAGCCTACACGGGCGTAATTGCCAGCTGGTTGCATACCCGCGAACCTGCGAAGAAAGAAAGCACCACGGTGAAGCGTAAGCGCAGAACTAAGAAGCAGAAGAAAGAGCCAGAAGCGAAGCAGGGCGATTACCTGGTGGGTACGGATGAAAACGTGCTGGTACTTAATCGCACTTATGCCAACCGGAGCAACGCCGAACGAGCGGCGAAAATGCAGTGGGAACGCCTGCAACGCGGCGTTGCGTCATTTTCGCTACAACTGGCAGAAGGGCGGGCAGATCTCTACACGGAAATGCCAGTGAAAGTCAGTGGCTTTAAACAGCCGATAGATGATGCGGAATGGACCATTACGACTCTGACGCATACCGTCAGTCCGGATAACGGTTTTACGACCAGTCTGGAGCTTGAAGTGAGGATTGATGATTTCGAAATGGAATGATTCTTCGCAATAGAGAACTTTTAAGTTTGCAAAATGGAATAATGCGATATCATTATTGTGAATTTAGCAAAAATGGGGAGAGCTCGAAAAATGATGATTTGCCCACTGTGTGGAAGTACCGCCCATACTCGCAGCAGTTTTCAGGTATCTTCATTGACCAAAGAGCGTTACAACCAGTGCCAGAACATTAACTGCAGCCATACTTTTGTTACCCATGAAACTTTTGTTCGTTCGATTGCTACGCCAAAAGAGTCAAATCCGGTTCAGCCGCATCCAATGAAATCAGGACAGGTGGCGCTCTCTCTTTGACGCTGCCGCCATTTTGTCGCCATCGTTAAAAAACAGTGCTTCTAACATCATGATTTTAAACAGCATAAATTTCAGGCAACAAAAAACCCATCAACCTTGAACCGAAATGGCGGGGTTGATGGGCTCCACAAAATGGGGACATCAAAGAAAAGCAGTGGCATTAATTAAGACTGATGCCCTGCGGAAAAGTTCTGCGGTTGTGCAAAAAAATTTCATTTTCAGGGCAACTTCAGTTTTATCCTAATCCTGGCCATACCATGACGATGATTGTCCCTGCCAGCGTCAGCAGGACGTTGGCGATTGCGTAGGTGCCCGCATAGCCCAGCGCAGGGATGTTACTGCGAGCTGTATCACTGATGATCTCCATTGCCGGCGCGCAGGTGCGTGCGCCCATCATTGCGCCGAACAACAGTGCGCGGTTCATTCGCAATACATAAGCACCGAACAAGAAACAGATAACCACGGGCACAAGACTGACAATTAATCCGGCAATCAACATCTGACCGCCAATCGCGCCCAGGCCGTTATTAATACCGCTACCGGCGCTCAGACCAACGCCTGCCATAAACACCATCAAGCCGAACTCTTTCACCATGCTTAATGCACCTTGCGGAATGTAACCGAAGGTCGGGTGGTTAGCACGCATAAAGCCCAGCATAATTCCGGCGAATAACAACCCGGCAGCGTTCCCCATGCCGAAACTGAATGTGCTGAACTGGAAGGTGATCATCCCGATCATCAGCCCAATAACAAAGAAGGCGCAAAATGCCAGCAGGTCAGTGACCTGGCTGTGAATCGAGATAAAGCCGATGCGATCGGCGATGGTTTTTACGCGACGGGCATCACCGCTGACTTGTAAAACGTCACCTTTGTTAAGCACGACGTTGTCATCTATCGGCATCTCAATCTGGCTACGAATGACGCGGTTAAGGAAGCAACCGTGATCGGTCAACTTCAGTTGTGCGAGACGTTTACCTACAGCGTTATGGTTTTTAACGACCACTTCTTCAGTGACGATACGCATGTCGAGAAGGTCACGATCGAAAACTTCTTTACCGTTACGGAAGCTGGGATCGAGTCGGGCATGGGCGTCGGGATAGCCTACCAACGCTATTTCATCGCCCATTTGTAGCACGGCATCACCGTCTGGATTTGCCAGAATCCCGTTACGTCGAATACGTTCAATGTAGCAGCCGGTTTGTCGATAAATACCCAGTTCACGCAGATTTTTGCCGTCGGTCCAGGCCACCAGCTCCGGGCCGACGCGATAGGCGCGGATCACCGGTAAATAAACCTTACGGTTGGCATCAGTGTCCAGGCCACGTTCGCGGGCGATTTGCTGGGCGCTGGTCTGTAAGTCCTGATGCTGCAATTTCGGCAAGTAACGCGCACCAACAATCAAACTCACCAGACCGATTAAATAGGTTAAGGCATACCCGAGGCTCAGATTATCCAGTGCCAGTGAGAGCTGCCTGCTTTCCATGCCGGAATGACGCAGTGTATCGCCAGCACCGACCAGAACCGGTGTCGACGTCATAGAGCCTGCTAACATACCGGCCGTCAGGCCAATATCCCAGCCAAACAGCTTACCTAACCCTAAGGCGATCACCAGCGCACTGCCAACCATCACCAGTGCTAACATTAGGTAATTTTTCCCATCGCGAAAAAAAATGGAAAAAAAGTTCGGTCCGGCTTCGACCCCGACGCAGAAAATAAACAGCATAAAGCCAAGATTAAGCGCATCGGTGTTAATGCTGAAATGTTGTTGGCCTAATAACAGCGATACGACTAAAACGCCAATGGAATTACCCAGTTGGATCGAACCAAGTCGTAACTTTCCGAGACATAGCCCAAGCGCGAGGACCACAAATAATAACAGAATGTAATTCCCATTTAACAATTCGGCGACGTTTATATTCACGGAGGCTAACTTCTTGTTTACTAGTAAGCTGTTGAAAGAAATGGTAATTTACGATAATGTTTTTTACCAGAATTCAGGGCGCAGATTCATTCAGCGCACCTAAACGATAGTAAAGTAACAATATATTTTACTAGTGTAATCACATTAGGTATCAACGGCTATATGAATTGCGTTGGCCTATATTAGCATGGAATGCGAAGCGGCTTTATCTTACTGAACGCCACACTGGCGAAAAATGTGTTCGATAGACGCAGTGTCAGGAGGAACGAGTGAAACATAAACAACGTTGGGCGGGGGCAATCTGCTGTTTTGTCCTCTTCATTGTGGTGTGCCTTTTTCTGGCGACGCACATGAAAGGCGCTTTTCGGGCTGCCGGGCATCCTGAAATCGGCTTGCTATTTTTCATTCTTCCTGGAGCAGTCGCCAGCTTCTTTTCACAGCGTAGAGAAGTCCTGAAACCTCTGTTTGGCGCAATGCTGGCGGCACCCTGTTCGATGCTCATTATGCGGCTGTTTTTTTCACCGACGCGCTCATTCTGGCAAGAGCTGGCATGGTTACTAAGCGCGGTGTTCTGGTGTGCGCTGGGGGCACTGTGTTTCTTATTTATCAGTAGTTTGTTTAAACCACAGCACAGAAAAAATCAGTAAAGCCCTCAACGCGAGGGCTTGTCAGACGATCAGGCGTCCAGATTTTCTTTCACCCATGCAGCAAAATCGGTATAGCCGCCGATATGTTGCTGATCGACAAAAATCTGCGGCACGGTTTCTACGGGTTTACCTGCCTTTTGTTGTAGATCTTCTTTAGTGATCCCTTCCGCACGAATATCTACATACTGATACTGAAAATCATCGCGTTCATTGCTCAATTTCTCAGCCAGATCTTTTGCACGCACACAGTAAGGGCAACCCGAACGACCAAAAATAACGGTTTGCAT